TCATGCGGCGGCGTCCTGGCTTTCGCCGCGCAGCTGATGTGCGGCGTGCTGAATCTCCACCGAGAGGTGGTCGGCCTCTTCCAGTTCAATGTAGAGGCTGGCAGCGCCCACCTTGATGGCGACAACGCCGAGGGAGGGAATCGCTACGACGGTGGGTGGCGCCTTGCTGACGCCCAGGGAAAGGGTGGCCATGCGTGATCTCCTGCGCCCGGCCCCGGAATAGGGCCTCAACTGGCGACAGGTGGAAATTACAGCATTCTGTATTTTGTCGTCAACAGGATTCTGTGATTTCTTTAACCGTCGTGGGAGGCGCCGCAAAAAAATACCCCCGCTATGCGGGGGTATGCGTCCTTCGGGACCTTGGCTCTTAGAACGCTGGCTCTATCGTCACATCGGTCTCGCCGGTGCGGAGTCGGTAGGGGCGATTCTGCCCAGCGTCGACAAAGATCTCGGTGCTGCGCCTGTGAGCGGCAGCCTGCTTCTCGCTACCAATCCCGCAGAGCCCGCGTCCCTTCACGAACGTTGCTGTCAGCAGGTGCCTGCCGGCCGACAGGTCAACCGTATAGCGTTCACCTGGATCTAGCTTGACTGCGAGCTGACCATCGATCATGAGGCCAAGGTAGCAACCGCTGCCCAACAGGCCAACATCACGCGTGACACTGATGCGACCGAGCGGGGCCACCTGTTCGTTGATTCGCTCCACTCGCTCCCGTGGGACCTCGGTTATCTCACTCGCCACTGGTTGCTTGGTCGGCATCGCGCAACCTGCCAGCGCAACCGCCCCCAGCAGCACCACTAGATTCTTCGTTATCTTCATCCGTCCTCCGATAAGCAGGCATCTTGTGGTTAAAAGCGTCGTAGCCCGGCATGGATCAGTGCTTTGCCGAGAATGGTTACGTCGCCAGGGTCGGGCCGGTAGGTTGGGAACTCTGTGTTGATGCTCACGACATACATGCCGTCGCCGCGCTTTTGCAGCATCTTGATCTGCGTCTCGCCGCCAACGTTGATCAGGTAGTAGTCGTCACCGTCGAAGTAGTCGCATCCTGTATCGATCCAGACGATATCCCCATCCTCCAGCTTCGGACGCATGGACGGTCCTCGGCCTGTGATGATCTGAATGCGCCCAGGCCTTGGGAGGTAGCCCAGCTTGCGCCGGACTTCCCATTCCGCGATTTCGATCGTCTTGACCACTTCCGGAAAGTCTTGGTTGACTAGTCCTGGTCCCATCCCGGCCTCTCCTTCAAACAGGTCGAAGCGAACATAGCCAGGTGGCGTCTCAGTCTCCGCGACCAGTGAGATTGATTTGCGGTGTGATCCCGCGCCTGCGGTGCCTGTGTTCCCAGGGTCGCCTTGACCAGTCTCGAGCCAGGACTGGGAAACTGCCAGTGCGTCTGCGATGAGCCTGAGCTTGGTGCTCGTCCGCATGCCGCCGCGCTCCAGCTCCGACAGGGTGCTGTAGCCCACACCGGACGCAGCGGCTAGTTCATGGCGGCTCATGTTGGCCGCCTTGCGCGCTTTCTTGACGCGATCACCAATTGTCTCCATGACCCCATGGTCACAGAATTCTGTGGCAGGATGCTGTTGATTGATGTAACAGAATCCTGTAGTTTCGCTTTCCATGGACTGGAAATCTCACATCGAAGAGTTGTTGAGCGCTGGCGCGACGGTGAATGAGTTAGCCGCCGAGATGGGCGTAACTGCTAACGCCGTCCGCGAGATCAGGGCTGGCAGGACGCGCTCTCCACGCGCTGACGCTGCTTTTCGGCTCGCCGCAATGAAGCCACGGGCGACTGCAGCTTCTGTGGTTTCCATGCGTACGGAGATCGACAGCCGCATGAGCAAGCGCGCGCTGCGCGCCCGACTCGGTCTCGCAAGCGACAAGCACCTGGCGACCTTGCTGCAGCTCCCCGCAGCGCAGGTCGAGGGCTGGCCGGAGGAGGGCGTCTTGCCTGCTCTCCCGCAGATCCAGCGCCTGCTCGGCGGCGAGGCCAAGCCGCCCGATCCCGTAGCGCCCACCGATTTCGACCACGACCGAATTGTCCCGGTCGATGCGGCCTGATGTGCCGCGCGCTGTAGCAGTTCGTTCCACCACTCCCTCCTGAACTTCTCATACGGATATGTACGCAGATCCTTCGAACCTTCGTGACAACCCGATCAAGGTCCGGTTCAACGACACGGAAAAGGCATTGATCGATGCGGCGGCGAACTTCAATGGCCGCCAGCCTGCGGTTTTCGTGCGCGACCTGGTGCTGGCTGGCCTTGCCGCGTTGGAACAGCGTAGCCCCGACCGTGATGCGGCCTGAAGGACCCAACGAGTCCCTGGGGAGGGTCCATGGAAATTCAGCTGTCGCGCGATCAGCGAAAGCAGCTTGAGCAATACGCGGCCTCACGCGGCTTCACGCCCGAAGAGGCCGCCACAGAGCTGGCGTGCGGCGAACTTGGGCGCCGCTACCGGCTTCCGCGAAGTAACGGCGAAGTTGTCCCTTTTCAGGGACTGAAGCGACCCGACGACCCTACGAGGTAGTACCGATGAGCAGCTCTCTCGCGCGCTCCACCGATCCGCACACCAGCCATGCAGCTGCTGCCGACCTTGTCGCGAGCGGCGCGCTGCGTGTCCAGCACGCCAAGACCGAGGCGGCGGTGATCCGCTTTCCAGGCCAGAGCAGCCTGCATCTGGCGACGCTGACCGGTCTTGACCGCCACATGCTGGGCCGCCGCCTGCCCGAGCTTGCCCGTGAGGGCAGGATCTGGCGCGGCCCGTCGGCGCCGTGCGCCACCACCGGCAAGCCCGCATGCACCTGGTGGCCAGTTGCGCCGGGCGAGAACCTGACGCTGGGGCTCTGACATGTCGACCATCATCATGTCGCAGTGCTGGCCGCTGCAGGGCCTGAGCGTTACGCAGAAGGCTGTGCTGATCTCGCTGGCTGATCAGGCCAACGACGACGGTGTGTGCTGGCCGGCGGTGGGCACCATCGCCGCGCGCTGCTGCATGTCGGCGCGCGCTGTGCGTACGGCAATGGATCATCTGGAGACCGTCGGCCTGCTGACCCGTGACCGCCGGTTCAACAGCAGCACGGTCTACAAGGTCACGCCGGCCAACTTCGACAAGGCCGCTGCGCCTTCGAAGGCTGGCCGCAAGTCTGGAAAAGCAGGTACTGCACCGGGCGCAGGGGCTGCGCCCCATGCAGGGGGTGCGCCCGCTGCAGGAGGGGATGCGCCCCATACAGGGGCGGATGCACCGGGCGCAGGTCTAGGGGTGCGCCCCGTGCCGCCTAACCGTCATATAACCCTCAATGAACCGTCAGGAGAACCGTCATTTCCGGCGGGCCTGCCGGCCGCGCCGCTGGCGGAGGATTCCGAAACCGACCTGCAGGCCGCGTGCCGCGCCACCTGGGCCGCGTACGCCACCGCTTACCGCACCCGCCACGGTGTGGCGCCTGTCCGCAACGCAAAGGTGAACAGCAACGTCCGGCAGATCGTGCAGCGGCTCGGCCACGGCGAGGCCCCGCTGGTGGCCGCGTGGTTCCTGACCGTCAACGAGCGCTACGTGGTGCAGAACATGCACGACCTGGGCGCGCTGCTGGCGAAGTGCGAGGCATACCGCACGCAGTGGGCCACCGGTCGGCAGGTGACCGAGGAGGCCGCGCGGCAGACCGACAAGACGCAGACCAACCTGAGCGCCGCCGACGCGGCCAAGGCTCTGCTGGCACAGCGGAGGGCGGCACATGCTGGGTAATCAGGAGCAGGATCGGCTGGTCGATCTGCTGGTGGCCACCGCCGAGGTGATTGGCGACCAGCTCAGCCCGAACGCCGCCGCCTACATGGTTTCGGATCTGGCGCAGTACCCGCTGCCGATGCTGGAGCGCGCGCTGGCGTCGTGCCGCCGGGAGCTGAAGGCGCGGCTTTCGCTGGCGGCGATCCTTGAACGCATCGAGGACGGCCACCCGGCACCAAATGAGGCATGGGCCAACGCGATCCGCGCCGCTGACGAAGGTGCGACCGTGGTGTGGACTGAGCAGACCCGCGATGCGTGGGCGGCGGCGCTGCCGCTGGTGCAGGCGGGCGACAAGATCGCTGCCCGGCCGGCATTCCTGGAGGTCTACACCCGGCTGGTGAAGGAAGCGCGCGCTGCGCACCGGGTCGCCACCTATCAGCTGTCCCTTGGCGGCGACGTTTCCCATCGGGATAGCGTCCTGAGAGAGGCGGTGGCCGCTGGCCAACTCATGAAGGAGCAGGTGGAGGAGTACTTGGCCCTTCCGCCCGCCACCCCGGCCTTCGACCCGGTGGCGCTGCTGGCCGGAACCGTTGAAGCATCGCCGACCGCGGACGAACGGACCCGTTCGCGCCTGGCTGAGGTCGTCGCGCTGCTGGAGGGCAAAGCGGCATGAGCCCCGATCACTTCAACGTCGAAGTGCGCCCTGTGAGCGAGCCGGTGGCCGAGGCGGGCTGGTATCTGGCCTACGGCTACGGGATCAAGCCGCTGGTGGTCTACGCGACGCGCGGGATGACTGTCTGGCGCGACGGCATGCGGCGTATCCCGATCACCCGCTATGCCGGCCCGATCCCGGAGCTGCGCTGATGTGGTCAAACGGACCACCTCCAACGCGGGCAGAGGACGAGCGCATCCGGGTGGCGAAAAGAGGTCCTTGCATGGTGTGCCTGCTGCTCTACATGCGGAATCTGCTGCCGAAGGAACGAGTGATCCGGGGGTGCGAATACCACCACTGCAAGTCCGGAAACAGCCGGCGCGGCCATGCCTTCGGTTTCGCCATGTGCCAGTGGCACCACGAGCGCAAGCCACTGCAGGGCAGGTCCTTCAAGTGGATGGCCCGGATGTACGGGCACAGCCTGAAGGATGGCTCCCGGACTTTCCACGAGATCTACGGCTCGGATGACGAGCTGATCGACCAACAGACCTACATCAACGAACTGAGGTTGAAGCATGACCGAATCAAAGCGATCTATGGCTGATACGGCGCGCGCGCTGTTCGAGGCCAACCCGGGACTGATGGTGACCTCGGCGCAAGCCAGTGATGCCGCCGGCGTTCAGGGCTGGAGGAAGCGACAGGCCATGAGGCGCACGCTCCACGACCTGGTCGATGCCGGATATCTCGCCAAGACCGGAACTGGCGAGGTAGCGACTTTCCAGGCAACCGGCAACGGCATGCGTCGCAAGTTCCGGACGCCGGAGGAGCGGTTGGAGCGGGCGCGCGAGATCAGTCGCGCTTCCAAGGCGCGTGCGCGCGCTGCGCGCCTGGCGGCTGAACCCCGGTCCGACAAAATGAGCATCAACCGGTCGCGCGTCGCGCGGCGAGCCGGTCTGGCGCCGGCGAAAGCATGGGGCAAGGAAAAGGACGGTCAGCGGCCGGCCGAGACGGTGGAGCAGTTCGAGGCGCGCGGCGGGCAGGTTCAGCGCCTGACGGCCAGCTGGGAGCAGCGAGCATGAGCGCCCTTGAGCACGCCGCCCGAAGTCTGCTGTGCAAAGCCATGAGGTTGCCGCCGGACGGCGTCACCGCCGAGCTGATGATGGATATGTCGATTCCACAGCTTGGCATCGTTCCAACCGCCGCCGCACTCTGCGCGATCCGAACTGCCTTGGCCCCGAACTGGAAGCCGATAGCCGAGGCGCCGCAGGACGGCACGCGGCTGCTGCTGTGGGACTCGGTGAGCAAGCGGCCGGTGTTCGGCAGCTGGCGCGGAGACAACCCGGCGATCACGCACTTTGCGGCCGAGCCGGCCGGCCCGGAGGTGCCTTCTTGACGGGCCACAACCGGACAGAGAAAGAGGCCCTCAAAAGGCCCGCACTGAATGACCACGATGCGCGATCGCGCGCTGCACGAGCAAACCACCAAGGGGAAGGCACATGGGAATGAACGAGGCACGCGAACTGCTGTCGAGCCGGACGGGGCCGAGGGCACTGAGCTTCGACGGAAGCATTGGTGGACCGAGCACTGAGGAAATCTTGGCCGCCTTGGCGTACGTCCCGGCCGGCCTTGGTCGCGAGCTGCTGGAGGCGCTGTGGTGGCCGGAGAGCGGTCAGCGGAGACGCGAGCAGCTGCGCCAGGCGGTCATCTCCCTGGTCGCGCCCGAGTTCACCCGCCAGATGCACGCTCTTGCCGACGCGCGCACTGACTACGGCATTGCCAAGGCCAGCATGGGCTGGTGCGGTGGGTCGATTACGGAGGCGCAGCGGCGGGAGCTGCTCCGTACGGAAAAGGCTCTGGACGACGCGCGCGCTGCGGCCTGGCCGAACAACACGATGGAACAGTTGGGAGTCCTGGCCGGGGCGGTGATCGCTGAAATGGCCGGCGCGCGCGAGTGCTCGCACTGCTGTGGCAAGAGAGTTCTGCTGGACCCGCGCGTCGCAGGTGTCGTGAACTGCGTGGTGTGCGGTGGTAGCGGCCATGAGCCGCTGAGCGGCCGTAAGCGCGCTGCCGCGATCGGTGCCGATTGGTCGGCATACAGCCGGTTCTGGCGCCCGGTGTACGAGTGGATGCTGTGCAGCTTCCGTGCCGCCGAGGCGCGCGCGGCAAGGAAGTTCAACAGGGCTCTTTCCAAGGCCGCATAGCGATGACTTCCTCGGTCATCGGAAACGGGTGCAATCTTCCCAGCATCCAGACGCAAGCCCCGGCCATGCCGGGGCTTTTTCTTTGCCCGCGTCCCAGCCGGACAAACTCTCGTGCCCAGCCGGCGCCAGGGGCGGGCACCAATCAACCGGGAGGGGCATATGCCGAACCGGACGACCTACGGGGCCACCATGAAGGACGAAATCATTGGCACCGCCGCTGGTGCTGTAGCGAAGGCTGCTCCACCGGTGACGGTAGCCGGCGCGGTCGCCGCAGGAGCGAACCTCGATCGCGTGGTGGTAGTTCTGACAATCATCTACCTGGTGGGCCAGATCAGCTACCTGGGCTGGCGCTGGGTTCGCGAGTGGCGGCAGAGGGCGCGAGCATGAAGGCCAAGATCATCGGTAGCAGCGCCGCCGCCGTCATTGCTTTGGCCGCGGCCGCGCTGGTAAAGCCATGGGAGGGCTACTCGCCGACTCCCTACGTCGACATGGTCGGTGTTGCCACCTACTGCTACGGCGATACCAGCAGACCGGATAAGGCGGTCTACACCGAGCAGGAGTGCGCCGAGAGGTTGAACAGCCGGCTCGGGCACTACTTGGTCGGCATTCAGGCGTGTATCCGGGTCCCACTGCAGCCCCATCAGGCTGCGGCGCTGCTCAGCTGGACCTACAACGTCGGCGTGGCTGCTGCTTGCCGCTCAACACTGGTGGGGCGGATCAACGCTGGCCAGCCCGCCGCGAGCTGGTGCCCGGAGCTGGACCGCTGGGTCTACGCCGGCGGCAAGCGCGTGCAAGGCTTGGTGGACCGCCGCGCCGCTGAACGGGCCATGTGCGAGGGCAAGTCATGAGCCGTATCGCCGTTGTGGTTGTCGGACTCGGCCTGTGGTCCGCCGCAATGTTTGGCGCCGGCTGGACTTGGCGAGGCGACCGGGCGGAGGCGATTGAAGCCAATCAGCGCGGCACGTCGGCCTTGGCCGTGGCCGAACAGGTGAATCAGGCCCGAGCCGTCGAACACCGCCAGGCCGACAGCCTCGCAACCATCGGAGCAAAACATGAAGAAGACCGCGCTGCGGCCGAGACCGTCCCTGCTGCTGTTGTGGCTGACCTGCGCGCTGGTCGTCTCCAGTTGCGCGACGACCTCGCCACCTGCAGTACCGCTCGCCTGTCCGAAGCCGTCGCCGGCGCCGTCGAACGTGATGCGCACGCCGAACTACGAGCAGAGGTTGCGGGAGCTGCTGTTCAAATCGGCCGCGACGCCGACGACCACGTCCGCGCCAGCCAAGCAGTAATCGCGGCCGACCGGCAATCGGTGACGCAATGAACCGCCGGATGCTGGCCCTTGGCCGGCTGAAGACCGGCGAGATGAACAGGACCGAGGCAGCGTATGCCGAGCGGCTGCGCGCGCTGGAAGCGACAGGCGAGGTGCAGTGGCACCGGTTCGAGGGGCTGAAGCTGCGCCTGGCCGACAACACGTTCTACACGCCGGACTTTGCGGTGCTGGAGGCCGACGGTGTCATGGCCTGCCACGAAGTGAAGGGGCACTGGCAGGACGATGCACGGGCCAAGATCAAGATCGCCGCGGCAATGTACCCGTTCCGCTTCATTGCGGTGAAGGCCAAGCCCAAACGGGATGGTGGCGGCTGGGCAGTGGAGGAGTTCTGATGGTTGCGACAGTGCGTGAGTCGATACGCATGCGGTGGTGGCTGCGTTGCTACCTCGCCGCAGTCATGTGGTTCGCCCGGGTAACGGGGATGGAACCGGACTGGGATCGGGTGGACCGATGGATACGTCGTGGCCTGGTGGTTCGCGGCACGGGAGCGGACAAGTGAGCGTGGCTCGTGGCCGCAGGACCCGACAGACCGGGGGCAGCGCCTTCGCCCACCTGTACGGCACGGCTCGGTGGCAGCGCACGCGCAAGGCGCAGTTGGACCGTGAACCGTTGTGCAGCCGGTGCAGGGCTCGCGGCCACGTGACGATCGCCACGGTGTGCAACCACACCAACGGACACCCGCCTGGAGAGACCGAGGAGATGTTCTGGACCGGCCCCTTCGACAGCCAGTGCGCCGACTGCCACAACGTCGACCAGGCGCGTCTGGAGCGCGGCGCGGTGCAGGTCCGAGGGTGCGATGAGGACGGGTGGCCGGTGAACGGCTGACGCGTTCCACACCATCGTTCCACAGGGGGGGGTGAATTTATGCCATTTCGACCGGCCTAGACCGACCGTCCCCCTAAATTCGCGTATCCACAATTCACGGGACGACCCTCGAACGGGTGCTCCCAGTTAAGAAATCCCGCATTTTCCCGAGGAATTCATGCCAAGGCCCCGATTGCCCGTCGCAAAGGCTGCGACAAGCGGCGCCGCCATCAAGAATCCAGGCCGGCACGCTGGCCGGAAGAAGCCAGCGGGCACACGAAGCCTGGGGGAGCCGTACAAGGCCATGACTGCGGCGGAGAAGCGGGCATGGAAGGAATTCGCGACGGAAATGCCCTGGCTCAACGCGAGCCACCGAGTACTGCTCCGCCTTGCCTGCCTCTGGACGGCTCGGATGGATGACCCGAAAGCCGAATTCGGCGTGTCAGCAACCCAGGCGCTCAGCTCGATCCTTTCGAAGCTGGGCGCCACACCTGTGGATGAATCGAAGGTCTCGCATGGCGGTGACGAAGACGACCAGGGCGAAGAATTCTTCGGTGGCCCCAGCTCCGGCCGACCGCACTAAGGCGTATGCGCTGGATGTGGTGGCTGGCCGGATCGTTGCCGGCCCCCATGTCCGAAACGCCTGCCGGCGCCACCTGCAGGATCTGATCGAAGGCCCCGAACGGGGCCTTTACTTTGACCACGAGGCTGCCGAGTACGCGTTCCGCTACTTCGAGAACGTCCTGATGCTCTCCGAGGGTCAGTTCGAGGGCCGGAAGTTCGAGCTGCACCCTTCGCAGGCGTTCATCATTGGCTCGCTCTTCGGCTGGAAGGGCGCAGACGGGCTTCGCAGGTTCCGCCGCGCGTACATCGAGCAGGGAAAAGGCAACGGAAAGAGCCCGCTGGCCGGTGGGCTGGGCCTGCTCGGGATGACTGCCGCAGGCGAGGCTGGCGCACAGATCTACTCGGCGGCGGCCAAGAAGGACCAGGCGGGCATCCTGTTCGCCGACGCGGTGAAGATGGTCAAGAAGTCGCCGCTCCTGGCCAAGCGCATCGAGTTCGCCGGTGGTGAGGGTCGGGAGTTCAGCATGGCGCACCACGCCAGCGCGAGCTTCTTCCGGCCGGTGTCGCGTGATACGGGCCGCACTGGCTCCGGTCCTCGACCGTTCTTCGTGCTGGTCGATGAGGTGCACGAGCTTCCCGACCGGCGAATCATCGAAATGCTGGAGCGCGGCTTCAAGTTCCGCCGCGAGCCGCTGCTCTTCATGATCACCAACTCCGGCAGCGACCGGACCTCGGTGTGTTGGGAGGAGCACGAGCATGCCGTCAAGGTCGCCGCCGGTCATACCGAGGCGGTGAACGATCCGACCTTCGTTGGTGACGTGATCGATGACCGCACCTTCAGCTACGTGTGCAGCTTGGACGACGGGGACGACCCACTCGAGGATCCCAGCTGCTGGGCGAAGGCCAATCCCCTGTTGGGGGTAACTATCACCGAGCAGTACCTGGCGGACGTGGTGGCGCAAGCCAAGGCCATCCCCGGGTCACTGAACGGAATTCTTCGTCTGCACTTCTGTGTGTGGACCGATGCGGAGACCGCTTGGATGACGCGCCCAACGCTGGAACCGGCGCTGGCCGACTTCGACCCGCGCGTGCATGAGGGACGCAAGGTTTACCTCGGCCTCGACCTGTCGCAGGTTCGCGATATCACCGCGATGGCGGCGGTGGTGGAGACCGGCACAGTGCCGGTGGAGGTTGAAGTCGAGGGCGAGAAGCTCGTCATCGAGAAGCCCACATTCGACGCCTGGATTGAGGCTTGGACGCCCGGCGACACGCTGGAGGCGCGGCAGCTGCAGGACAAGCTGCCATACCGCACGTGGGTCAACGGTGGATACCTGCATGCGCCACAAGGGCAGGCCATCAACTTCCGGCACGTGGCCCAGGTCATGGCCGAGTACGACAACCGGTATGACGTGCAGCTGGTCGCGTACGACCGCTACGCGTTCCGCAGGTTCGAGGAAGAGGTCAACGACATTGGCCTATCTGTGACCTTCGCGGAGCACCCGCAGGGCGGTTGCAAGAAAGGCAAGCCGCTCGAAGCGGCGGTGGCGGCCGCCGAGCAGTCGGGGCAGCCCGTACCTGAAGGCATGTGGATGCCCGGATCGCTGCGCCTGCTGGAAGAGGCGCTGCTGGAGGGTCGCCTGCGCCTGCGCCGCAATCCGGTGCTGGTGTCCGCAATCATGTCCGCCGTCATCGAATCGGACCGCTGGGGCAACAGCTGGCTGTCGAAGGCCAGGTCGGCAAACAAGATCGACGCCGCGGTGGCTCTTTGCATGGCCATCGGCGCGGCACACGCCATGCCACCGGACGCCGGCGGCATAGACGACTACCTGGAAAACGGCTTCTTTGGACTGATCGGATGACTACCTTTCGCTGGTACAACCCGCTGAGCTGGCGGTTCTTCGGATACGACGACCCTGCCACCGGCAACTACGTGGAGGTCGACCTATCCACCGGTGGCCGAGGCACCAAGGCTGGCGTCCGGGTGACGCCCAAGAAGGCGCTGACGGTCAGCATCGTCTGGTCGTGCGTGAAGGTGCTGTCCGAGTCCGCCGCGGGGCTGCCTTGGAAGCTGTATGAGGACGCGGGCGGCCTCCGCCAGTTGGTCAGGGGGAGCAGCCCACAGAGGCGCCGTCTGCTTCGCCTGCTGAGCAAGCCGAATCCGTTCATCAAGTGGCTGGACCTGATCAAGGCGGTCGTGGTGAACATGGCGTTGCGGGGCAATGCCTTCGCCATCATCCAACGTGACGACGATGGTGGATGGATCGGCCTGATTCCCGTGCCGGTGGATAGTGTCCGCATCGACACCGACGACGGCCTGATCTACTGGGCGAACATCAACGGCAGCGAAACCCCGGTTTCCCCGGAGAACATGCTGCACTTCAAGCTGTTCAGTTCCGACGGCATCGTTGGCCTGTCACCGGTGGAGTACCAGGCTGAAACCATCGGGCTGGCACGCGCTGCTCAGGATTGGTCCGCCCGCTTCATGCGCAAGGGTGGCTTCACCGGTGGATACATCATCTATCCCGGCTTCCTGACGAAGGAGCAGCAGGCGCAAATCAAGGCGAAGCTGCCTGATATCCGCCAGGGCGATGTGGACGACCTCGGCAAGATGGCAATCCTGCAGGGTGGGCCGACAATCACGCCGGCCGGCCTGACCCAGAAAGACAGCCAGTTCATCGAATCGCAGCAGTTCCAGGAGGAGGCTCTGGCAGGCATCTGGGGCGTTCCGCTGTACCTGACCAACCGCGCTCGCTCCACTTCGGTGCTGGGCTCCAATCTGGAGCAGCAAACCAGCGGCTTCGTGACCTTCGGCTTGAAGCCTTACCTCGACGCGATCGAAAGCGAGATCAACGACAAGCTCTTCGCCGATGGCGACATGTTCGTGGAGGCCGTCGTAGAGGGGCTACTGCGTGCCGACAGCGGAGCGCGAGCCAACTACTACAAGACCGCCCTTGGCGGCTCCGGAGGCTCTGGCTGGATGGCCATCAACGAGGTTCGGGTGAAGGAGAACCTTCCTGTGCTGGAAGGCGAGCAATACAACCAGGTCACACGGTGGACCAGCAACAAGCCCGATTCCAGTAACGACGACCCAACGGGAGATCCCGCCAATGCTTAGCAAGTATTCCTGCCCGTTCGAGGTAAAGGCGGCAGACGATGCCGGCAACTTCGAGGGCTATGCCTCGGTGTTCAACAACGTGGATCTCGGCGAGGACCTGATCCTCCCGGGCGCTTTCGTCAAGGTGAAGACGACTCGGACTGGCCGACTGCGCCTGGCGCTGTACCACAACCTGACCCGGCTGATCGGCGATGCCGAGTTCAAACAGGACGGCAACGGCCTGCACTTGAAGGGCAAGGTCAACCTCAACGTCAGCTACGCCAAGGACGCCTACGAGCTGATGAAGGCCGGCACCTTGGACGAAATGTCAGTCGGCTTCAACACGTTGGAGGACGCGATCGAGAACCGCGAAGGGCGGCGGGTGCGCGTCATCAAGAAGGCCGAATTGTGGGAGGCATCGGTCGTTCCATTCGGCATGAACCCGGAAGCACAGGTGATGAGCGTCAAGTCCGACGTTCGCGCCTTCGAATCGGCCCTGCGCGAACGCATGGGGCTGTCCCAGAAAGAGGCGGCGGCCGTCGCCTCGCTCGGCTTTCCCGCAATCCACCGTGACGGTGGCATTGGGGACACGGAGACCGTGAAACAGCTGCAGAAACTCGGCAACTCCATCCAATCCATCTTTGAAGGAATGCACTAATGCCTGACAATATCGTTGAGATCCGCGAAGGCCTGGAAAAGCAGCTGAAGGACGGCTTCGCCGGCCTGCAGAAGAAGTACGACAGCGCCTCGGCCGAGATCGAAAAGGGCAACCAGGTCACCACTGACCTGAAGAAGCAGATCCAGTCCGCCACCGACGAGATCCAGAAGGTCGTCGACAAGGTCCTGAAGCTGGAAGAAAAGGGCATCGGCCTGGGCAACCAGCCCGGCACGAAGAAAGGCTTCATCGACTTCATCAAGGGCAACGACGAATACAAGGCGTTGCAGGGCCGTGAGAAGTCGGCCGCCGAGATCGAGGTCAAGAAGGACGAGCTGGCGTCCATGCAGGAGACCAAGGCGGTCACCAGCGCAGGCATCGTCGTGCCGAACTTCGACCCGACGATCCAGCCGGGCATCCGCCAGGAGCTGCGCATCCGCGACCTGATCCCGTCGATCTCCGTCACCGGCCAGAGCTACACCTACTTCCGCGAGAAGCTGCACACCCGCGGCGCCGGGCCAGTCGGCGAAGGCACGGCCAAGCCGCAGAGCAACGTCACCTTCGAGCAGAAGACCGACCTGGTGAAGAAGCTGGCCGTCTGGATTCCGGTCACCGACGAAGCACTGGACGACGTGCCGCAGATGTACGGCTATCTGCAGCAGCTGCTGCGCTACGACCTGAAGCTGGAAGAAGAAGCGCAGATCCTGAAGGGCGACGGCCTGGGCAACAACCTGCCAGGCCTGATGACTGACGCCACCCTGTTCGATGACGCCCTTTCGAAGGCGAGCGACACCTCGATCGACACTGTCCGCCGCGCGATCTACCAGGTGCGCAAGCAGTCGAAGCTGTCGGCCGACGCCACGGTGATGACCGAACTGGACTGGATGAACATCGAGCTGGAGAAGGACAGCCAGAACCGCTACCTGTTCGCCAACCTGCAGGGCTTCGTGACCCCGATCCTGTGGGGCCGACCGGTGGTCGCCTCGGACAGCATGGACGAAGGCGACGGCACCACCACCGGTGGCGAGTTCCTGGTCGCCAACTTCCAGCGCGGCGCCACGATCTACGACCGCATGAGCTTCCTGTTCAAGGTCGGCCTGATCAACGACGACTTCGTGAAGAACCAGCGCGTATTGCTGGTCGAAGAGCGCCTGGGCCTGGCCAAGCGCCGCGTCGAGGCATTCGTGAAGGGCCGCTTCAAGCCGCAGGCGTGATAGCGAGCTGATCCCGAACGAGGCCGGCTGCGCGCCGGCCTCTCTCTTTGCATACGGAGCAGGAACATGAAGATCAAAGCCGAATGGGGCTTCCGCGGCGACGCCCCGAAGCTCAACGCCGAGTCCGCCGATGTGAAGGCTGGCGACGTGTTCGACGGCGTGGATCCGGAATACGGACACGCGCTGGTGGGCAAGGGCCTGGTGGTACAGGTCCACGAAGGTCCTGCACCCCAGGAGACGAAGCCGGCCAAGCCCAGCGAACTGAAGGCGGGCGAGGGCGGCGGCGCGGTTGGATCCACGAGTACCGACGAAGCGACAGGCGCCGCGGGAGCGCAGGTCACCGGTGGTGGTGCGCCTGACGGTGCTGCAGTGCCCGCAGCCGCACCCGAGTCCGCCGCAGGTACTCCGACCAGTTCTGACCAGAGCGGTGCCGACAAGAAGGCGCTCCTGATCCAGCAGCTCGAGGCCGCCGGCGTCGAGTTCGACCGCCGATGGGGTGCTGATCGTCTGGCAGCCGTTCTGGCCGAATCCCAGAAGAAGGATCCCGCGTAATGGCCGTCACCCTCGACCTGGAGCTGGTGCGCAAGCAGTGCAACATCGTTGCTGACGTGGACGACGCTCTGCTGCAGCAGTACGTGGCGGCCGCACTGGCGCACATCGAGCAGCACTGCGACCGGAAGCTGGTCGAGGGTGAGCCTGCCAGCTCGGAGGAGATGAAGCTGGCGGCTGACGTGGTGCAGGCGGCACTACTGCTGGTGGGGCACTGGGTCGCCAACCGTGAGGCGGTTGTGGTCGGTGAGGTATCCACTGAAGTGCAGTTCGGCGTCGAGCGACTGCTCTGGTACAGGAAGGCATTCTGATGCGTGCAGGGTTGCTCAATCGAAAGGTTCGCATCGAGCGGCCAGCCTCCGGAACGGATGAATGGGGGCAACCTGCCCAGGGATGGGAGCTGGTCGATGAGATCATGGTCAGCATTGCGGGTGAAACCGGCCTGGGGGCCATCAGGGCAGGCCTTCAGGGCGGCGTCCCTGCATCGATCTCCCGATACAGTTTTATGGCCAGGTATGCGACGGTGCAGGCGCTTGGAATCGACGCGACCATGCGGCTGCTCTATGAGGGGCTCGTGTTCGAGGTCAAGGGGGTCACCCGCGACCTCAAGCACAAGGACCGTGCCTACATCGTCACCGAGCAGGGAGGGAACAGCGGATGAGCATCAAAGCCAACGTTGACTTCTCCGACGCGGTTAAAGGGCTCGAGGCGCTACTCGACTGTCGGGTTAGCCTTGCGCGTTCCATGGGTGTGGCCGGTGGCCAGGTCATCCGTGATGAGGTGAAGCTCCGCGCACCGGTAGGCACGGAGGAGGGCGGAAGCCTTCGACCCGGCAGTCTTCGCGATGCGATCTACCTGGCATACCGCGACGGCCGCTCAACCGACACCCGGCAGGCGTACTCGATCTCGTGGAACGCCAAGAAGGCGCCACACGGGCATCTGGTTGAATTCGGCCACTGGCAGACGCACGCGGTCTACAAGGACAAGGACGGCTCCTGGACGCTTGGCGCACCGCTGGCGCGGCCAAGGTGGGTGCCGGCCAAGCCCTTCGTGCGGCCGGGGTATGAGGCATCCTTGGCGCGCGCACAGGCAGCGATGCTGGAAAGAGGGCGGGAGCGGCTTCCCGAACTGCTGCGCGAAGCGCGAGGGGGCGGTCCATGAGCTACGAACCGTCCCTGCATGCGCTGATCGCACCGGTTGTCCAAGGGCGCTTCTACCCCGACGTGCCGCCGGATCAGCCGATCTTCCCGTTCGCGCTTTACCTGCAGGTTGGCGGTCAGGCCCTTTGGTTCTTTGAAGGATCGATGCCTGATCACAAGCATGCACGCGTGCAGATCACTGTGTGGTCCAAGTCCCGACCCGAGGCCAATACGCTGATCCGCCGTATAGAGGACGCCATCTGTTCCGGGGTGCCACATTCCGAGCCCTACGGCGCAGCAGTCTCCATGTACGAGCCGTCCATCAAGGGATACGGCGCCAGGCTGGACTTCGGGCTCTGGTTCCCTGACCCGTAAGCAACCCACCAACCCGCAACAGCCCGGCCAAGCGCCGGGTTTTTCGTTTTCAACCTGAGGAACACAACATGGCACTCAAGCTCCCGAAGGGCACTCAGTTCGGTTTCGCACCGGTGGTGGCCACCAAGATCGCGACCACCGGCATTTCCAAGGCTGCGCCGGCGCTGGCCAGCATCGCCGCCGACGCAGTCGACACCGACGACGTGGTGGTGCTGGATATTCCGGGCTGGCCGGCACTGAACAACCGGACCACTCGCGCCGGCGCCGAGTCTGCAGGCGCGATCGAACTGCTGGGCACCGACACCACCGACACCACCCTGTATCCCGGCACCAGCGGCGCGGGCTTCCTGCGAAAGGCCGGCGCGTTCATCGACCTGGACCAGCAGGGCGACCCCACCACCGCCGGCGGCGAGCAGCAGTACTGGAGCGGCACCCTGCTGGAGGACCCGACGGGCCGCCAGATCCAGATCCCGACTTTCAAGAACGCGAAGACCATCACCATCCCGCTCTACTACGATCCCTCAAAGCCCTGGTATCCGGCGCTGAAGACGGTCGACGCCAAGGGCGAACCGGTGGTGCTGCGAGCCAAGCTTGCCGGCGGCGACGTTCTGTACTGGTACGGCTACCTGAGCTACGACGGTGACCCGACCATGACCGCGAACACCCCGATGGGCACCACGGCGACGTTCACGGCCTTGGCCGATTCGATCCTGGTGGAGGGCGCTTGATGTTCAAGGTAAAGGCCCCCGAGACCTTCAAGGCATCGTTGACCATCGTCGGCCATGGTCGCGAGCAGAAGCTCAACCTGAGCTACCGGCACATGACACAGGAGGCATACACGGCGCTCCTGCAGCGCCTTGCGGCACAGGAGACCACGCCTACCCAGGCGATTCTCGACATGGTCGCTGAGTGGGATGCCGATGTGTCGCTGGATACGGCCGGTGTGGATGAGGCCCTGCAGCAGCAGATCGGCCTGGACGCGGTGATCATCACCGGCTACGCGCAGGCAATCCAGGTGGCCCGCAAGGGAAACTGATCGAGGCGGTGGGGGCGCTGTACTGGCGCGCCCCCACCGAGGCCGAGCTCGCACAAGTCGGCCTCAAAGCGAAGCACTACCAGCCACCCGAGGTGCAGCTGTGGCCAGAGTGCTCGCTGCCTATCGAAATCTTCTCCCGGGTCTCCACCCAGTGGCGTGCAAGCGCCGGAGGACCGTTTGGCCTGGACTACAACGTCGTGTTCCACGAGCTGGACCGCGAAGGGTTGACCGGTGATCGCCGGGCTGAGGTGATGGCCGCGATACGCATCATTGAGGGGGAGGCACTCTTGCAGATCAACAAGGGCTGACCGGCGCCATCCATCGGGCTACCATGCGGGCATTCTGAGATGGAGGGCTGAGGATGGCGCTGATCAAGTGCGCAGAGTGCGGTAGGGACGTGAGTGATCTTGCGGCCGCGTGCCCGGGGTGTGGCGCGCCACTTGTGGCGTCCCCCGGCCCTCCGCAGACTCTGCAACAGGCCAAACCGCGATCACTCAGGATTGAGTGGATGGTTTTGGCTGGCGTATTGGCTTTGGGCGTCGTTGTCCTGCTGTTTGCGGGCCTATCGCCACGGCCGGGTGAGACAAGCCAGGAGGCCTCCCAGCGCAGGGCCGAAATGAGGAGCGCGAAGGCTGCAATCGCATACTGCGACAAGCGCTATGCAGAAATGAACGACGATAGGCAGTACGGCCCGTCAGAGCTTCGGCTTCATGCCGATACTTGCAAGATGCTCAAGAGGCAGTACCGCGAGAAGTGGGGCCGGGAGCCTTAAAGGCCGGCGCATCGTATTTCTAGAACCCGCCCATGTGGCGGGTTTTTTTGTACCCGAGGAAATGTATGACTGACCAGTCCATTGGTGCCGCGCGCATTGACCTGGTGGTCGATACGCAGCAGTTCGACAGCGCCATCACAGCGGCGAAGCGTGGTGTTGCCGACATGTCGAGCAGCGCACAACAGCAGTATCAGCGGCTGTCCCGTGCGGAACGTGGTCGGATCGATACGCTGGTACGCCAAGCCGACACCCTGGGCATGACCCGGGCCCAGCAGCTCGCTTACAACGCGGCGCTGAAGACCAGTGGACCCGTACTGGATGAGATCGTGCAGAAGCTCGCGCGCGCCGAAGCGGCGGCGAAGCGCTCGGGCAAGGAGCTGAACGCCTATGGCGTCAGTGCTGCCCAGCAGGCGGCCGCGATGCGCGGCGTGCCAGCTCAGATCACGGACATTGCCGTCAGCCTGCAAGGTGGCCAAAACCCATTGACGGTATTCCTGCAGCAGGGTGGCCAGCTCAAGGACATGTTCGGTGGCATTCGACCCGCAGCGGCTGCTCTAGCGTCTCAGCTGCTGGCCATGATCAATCCCATCACCGTCGCGGCTGCAGCGGTCGCAGGGCTGGGTTTCGCCTGGTATCAGGCCGGCGAGCAACAAGGGGAGTTCGAGAGGGCGCTGATTCTGAGCGGAAACCGTGCGGGATATACGGTGGAGCAGCTGAATCAGCTGGCTCAGGCGCTGGACGGTCTCGATGGCGTAACAAGAGGCAAGGCGGCCGGTGCTTTGGCAGAGGTTGCTGCTGGTGGTCGCTTTGCAGGCGAACAGTTCGAGATCGTCACTCGGTCTGCACTCAAGATGAATGTTTCTGCAGGAGACGCAATTGAGGCGACCGCTGCAAAGTTTGAAACATTCAAGAAAGACCCGGTAAAGGCTCTGTTGGAACTGAATCGGGCTGAGAACTTCCTGTACCAGGCGCAGCTCGATCGCGTAGTTGCGTTGCAGGCCGAAGGCAAGGAGCAGGAAGCCGTCACAGAGGCGATGCGCATTTACGGTCGCGTCGTTGATGAACGATCGGCAGAGATCCTGAAGTCGTTGAGCCTGATCAGCTCGGCTTGGAAGGAGATCAAAGACCGAGGGGGAGAGGCTTGGGACGCGATTGTAGAAGGGGTCGGTAGGGCCGACAGCAGCCTGAAGAGCTTCGCTGATCGCGTGGCCAACATGCCACAGGTGGGAAAGGACCTTACGACCTATGCATTGGCGATGATCAACCTGCCGCTCGCTGCGGCAGTGAGGCTGGGAGGAAATCGCTTTGGAGGAGTAACTGGATCGGTTGATTCCTCGGCACCCTTCGCCGGAACCATTGACTCCGACCAGGCTGAGAAGGAGATCAAGGAGCGCAAGAAGGCGCAGGAGGAGTGGGACCGACTTGCGGGACAGAACCTGTCTAAGCGGCAGAAGCAGCTCGCGGAAGAAGCGCAGATCGTCGCCCTGGGCAAGAAGCTCGGTAAGGATCAGGCCGATATCGACCGGGAGGTCGCTGCATCGCGGAAGCAGTTCGCTGAGGCAGAGGCGCGCCGCGGTGGTGGCTCCAAAACCAACCCGGCCACGTCGATCGTTGCAAGGATCCAGCAGCAGGTCGCTCTGAACAAGGAACAGTCGGGCAGCGAGGAAAAGCTTACCGTCAGTCAGCGTCTGCGGGTGCAGGTGCTGGAGGAGCTGGACCGGTTGGGGTCCAAGATCCCCGAGGCCGATCGCAAGCGCATCAGGACGATGCTGGAGGAGCTGAAGACGACTGGCGATCTGGTGGAGGCCAAGGACAAGCAGAAGAAGACCTTGGAGGCGCTCACCCGTCAGCAGGCGATCTTCGACCAGCAGGCCGAGTCACGGCGGCGTGGCAACGAGCTGGATCTGATGAGCTACGGTCGCGGGCAAGACGCCGTTGCGCAGCTACGCCGGCAGATGGACGTACAGCGGGAGTACGAGGACGAGCTGAAGCGGCTGGGCGACCGACAGGTGGCCACTGACCAGGACCAGTGGGACCAGCTCGCTGCGAACGCGGCCAGGCACAGGGATGAGCAGCTGCAACTGGAGAAGGACTACCAAGCCCGCCGGCTAGCGGCGATGGGCGACTGGCGCAATGGCACCCGCGCAGCCTTCGAGGACTACGCCATGGAGGCCAACAATGCGGCCGGCCAGGCGCACTCGGCGCTGACGAACGCGTTCCAGGGCGCAGAGGACGCACTGGTTCAGTTCGCGATGACCGGGAAGCTGTCGTTCCGCGATCTGGCAAACTCGATTATCGCTGACCTCGCGCGCATTGCCGCGAAGCAGGCGATCGTCGGCATTGCCGGGATGATCGCCGGTGCGTGGGGTGGAGCCGCGTCGGCGGGTGCGTCCTCGGGGACGTTGCAGGGATTCGGCAACAACACCAGTTGGCTCACTGCGAACGCCAATGGTGGCGTCTACAACTCGCCGAGCCTGTCGGCCTATTCCGGCGGTGTCTACAACTCGCCGCAGCTGTTTGCGTTCGCGAAGGGAGCGGGTGTTTTTGGTGAGGCGGGGCCGGAGGCAATCATGCCGCTCCAGCGCGGTCCGGACGGTCGCTTGGGTGTTGCCGCTCATGGCGGTGGCTCCGGAGCGTCTCAGGTGAACGTCAATGTGGTGGTGAATACCGATGGCTCTACCGACGTTTCTGCGGACACACCTGTGTGGCAGCGATTCGGCAAGGAAATCGGTCAGCTCATGGACATGAAGATCAACGATGCGCAGATCCGATCAATGAAGGATGGCGGCGCAATGAGGGTGATGGGGAACGGCCGATGACCGACACATTCCACTGGCAAGCCACCAGTCAGAGCAGCGGCTCTGCCACTGCATCGGTCAGGCGCGCAAAGTTCGGTGACGGCTACTCGCAGCAGGTGGCGGAGGGCATCAACTCTGTTTCCAGGAAGTACCAACTGAGCTTTGTCGCATCCAAGGCAGTGATCGCCGAGATCGTCGCGTTCCTCGACGCACACGTGGGCGCTTCCTTCCTGTGGGCCGGTCCATGGGGAACGGGTCTGTACTACTGCGATACCTACAACGACTCCCACCTCGGTGGCCTGACCTACAGCGTCACGGCCACCTTCGAACAGACGTTCCAGCCGTAAGGAGTGAACATGGCACTTCAGCCAATCGACATTGACACACCGCAGCCGAACGGCAAGCGCGGTGACCCTGCCCGCATCATGGCTCAGAAAGTGAATACCAACGACGCGTACCTTGAGGGCCTCGCCAACGATGCAAAGGACGCAGTCGCGACAGCGGTGAAGAAGGCCGGCGATGCCATGGCCGGGTCGCTCACCTGGAAGTTCTCCGGCAACGGCGCGATGCTGGGCGTCCTGAACGATGGCTCTGGCAACCCAGTGCTGCGTGGCCTGAATTCTGCCGGCAATGCGGATGGCCTGTTGAAGATGGCCGGCAGCCTCATCCTCGGCTCGGCTCCAGCGGTTCGCTTCGACACCAACCAGCTGAAGGTGGTTGGCAACAACATCCCGGCGGGCCAGTACCAGGGTTACATCCTCGGGTCGTGGAATGCCAAGCCGGGCGACAACGACGACCGAATGGAGCTCAACTACTACCGGCAGACGAATGATGGAAGTACGTCCTGGTCCTCCTTCAACTGGCGGCTCGGACGCGTTGTTGATGCCACGCAGCAGCAGTTCATCGAATTTGATCGAATTGGCCGGTTGACCATCGTCGTCAACGGTCAGTACTTCTACTTTCAGAGTAGTGGCAACGCTGTCGCCCCAGGGAGTTTCATCAACGGTGGCTCGGACCCGGCCATTAAGGACGCGGAGAGCCTCCGTCCGATCGTTGGAGCGACCGAAGCATTGCGCGGTTTGAATGTGCGGATCGGCAAGTACCTGACCAAATACAACGCCGACGGCCTCGATCGCGCTTTCGTCATGGCAGATGACGCCATGCGGCAGCACACGCCCGAGGTCATCATCGAGGATGTGATCGACGGCCAATACGCTGGCTGGGCCACCGACCAGCTGATCGCCTACCTGGTTGCCGCCCACGACGAGGGCTGCCGGCGCGAAGAGGCGATGCGTCTGCAGATTGACGCCTTGGAGGCACGCCTTGCCACGCTGGAAGCTGCGGGAGCCCAGCCGGAGGAAGCAGCATGATCACCGCTGACGCCCAGCAGCTCGAACCGGGCGGACGGGTCACGGTCTACGAGCTGGACTGCACCAGTTTCGGCGCCGACCAGCTGTTCTTCCACGCGCACCTGCAGTCGGGTCCGATCTGGTGGCAAGGGCAGGAGTACGGACCGTGGCCGATCATCGCCACGGGCTTTGAGCGCACCAGTGAGCAGCAGCCGAACCCGCGGTTGAAGGTCAGCAACATCAACGGCGTGATCGGCGCCCTTTGTCGCATGTTCCAGGACCTGGCCGGCGCGAAGGTCATCCGCCGCCAGACACTGGTGAAGTATCTGGACGCTGCCAACTTCCCTGAGGGGAACCCGCTGGCCGACCCGGGCGAGCACTTCCCGGATGAGATCTGGTACATCGAGCGGAAGGTGGGCGAGGACGACGAGACGGTCGAGTTCGAGCTGACGACTGTGGCCGATTTCAACGGTAGGGAGTTGCCCGCGCGGCAGTGCACCAGGATCTGCAGCGCGCTGCTGCATGGCGGCTACCGCGGTCCCTACTGCGGCTACACCGGCTCGGCCTACTTCGATATCAACGACCAGCCGGTGGACGACCCGGCCAGGGACGTGTGCGCCGGCCTGGTCCGGAGCTGCCAACTGCGGTTCGGCCAGGATAAGCCTCTCCCGCACGGTGGGTTCCCGGCCGCTGGCCTGCTACGGACGTAGTACGATTTTCAACGGTGGAGCATGCGCAGGCTGATGCGCGAATCGTGGGAGCGAGAGCTGTTCGGGGCTGGTATCAGTTACCTCAGGCCGAACAGGTGCGGACCGTAGGAGGTATGCAGTACGCACACCCGCAGCTATAAAACGAGGCGTCCAGTCCACGCCTATCGCCCTGAAGCCGGAGATCAGCACCGGCCTCCACCACCTATCACCCAAGGCCCGCCCAGCGCGGGCCTTTTCTATGGGCGACACCCATGCAACAGAGCACCCTGCAGGCCATCCAGGCGCATGCCGTGGCCGAATATCCACGCGAGTGCTGCGGCCTGATCGTGGCCGCCCACGATGGGGAGACGTACATCCCGTGCCGCAACCTGGCCACCACGCCCAGTGAGCATTTCAGGCTGCCGGCGGATGACTTTGCCGAAGCCGAGGACCGCGGCGAAGTGCTGGCCGTCGTGCACAGCCACCCGAACGCGTCCGCCGCCGCTTCAGACGCTGACCGCGTCATGTGTGAGGCCAGCGGCCTGCCGTGGCACATCGTGAGTGTGGGGCAGTGCGTCGGGGCCGATCCCGAGTGCGGCGATCTGCACACCATCGAGCCTTGTGGCTACGAGGCGCCGCTGGTGGGCCGGCAGTTCGCTCATGGCGTGCTGGACTGCTACAGCCTGGTGCGTGACTTCTATGCTCGCGAGCTGGGCATCCAGCTCAGCCAGTACGAGCGGGAGGACGACTGGTGGGAGAAGGGCCAGGATCTCTACAGCCTGGATCGGCTGCAGGCTGAGGGCTTCGCGGTCATCCAGGGCGAGCCCCAACGCGGCGACATGATCCTGATGCAGATCCGTTCGCCGGTGCCGAACCATGCCGGCGTCTACCTGGGCGACGGGAAGATGCTGCACCACATGCACGGTCGCCTGTCCGAAACGGTGGTGTACGGCGGCATGTGGGCCGAGCGCACCCGCCACATCGTCCGCCACAAGGAGGCTGGCCATGACTGAGCGTCTGCGCACTGTTCGGCTGTACGGCCGCCTCGGCGCCCGCTTCGGCCGCAAGTTTCAGCTGGCGGTGAACAGCCCGGCCGAGGCCGTTTTCGCGCTGGGCATCCTGCTGCCCGGCTTCAGGCAGTTCCTGACCGGTTGCAAGGACCAGGGCATCGAGTTCGCCGTGTTCATTGGCCGCGAGAACCTGAGCAAGGCGCAGCTGCATGATCCGCCGGGTGCTGACGATATCCGCATTGCCCCGGTGCTGGTCGGATCCAAGCGAGGCGGCGCCCTGCAGACCATCGTCGGCGTGGCCCTGATTGTGGTGGCCTCCATCTACGGCGGTCCGGGCGCCGGCGCCGCAGCGGCCAAGTTCTGGGGCGCTGTCGGTGCTGCCGGCTGGAGCCTGGCCATCGGCGGCGTGGCGCAGATGCTGTCGCCCCAGCCTCGTGGCCTGGGGACAAAGGAAAGCGCTGAGAACACGCCGAACTACAGCATGAACGGGCCTGTGAACGTGCAGGCCCAAGGCAACCCCGTGCCCGTCGCCTATGGCGGCCACGACACGAAAGGGATGGTCGTCGGATCCGTGGTGATCAGCGGCGGCATCTACGCGGAGGACCAGCAGTGAACCGAGCCGTCAGCTATCAGCACGATCCGCTGGCCCTGGCGTGCGCTGATGTGATCGGCGCAGGCGGCAAGAGCAGCAGCAACGCCCGCACGCCGGTGGAAACACCGGACAGCCTGCACTCGATCTCCTACGCCAAGGTCCTGGACCTGATCAGCGAGGGTGAGATCCGGGGCCTGGTGGCCGGCAACCAGTCCATCTACCTCAATGAGGTGCCGATTCAGAACAGCGACGGCAGCTTCAACTTCAACGGGGTGAAGGTCGAGACGCGCTCTGGCACGCAGGACCAGGAGTACATCCCGGGCTTTCCGTCCGTCGAGAACGAGATCGGCGTCGGCGTCGAGCTGCGCGACGCACCGGTGGTGCGCGCGGCGTCCGGGCAGGACCTGTCTGCGGTGCGGATCAGGTTCGGTGTGCCTGCCCTGCAGCGGCAGAACACCGAGAACGGCGACACCGAGGGCTATGCCGTCGAGTACGCCATCGATCTGTCCACCGACGGCGGTGCCTTCAGCACAGTGCTGAGCAATGCCTTCCGCGGCAAGACCACCACCGAGTACCAGCGCAGCCACCGCATCGACCTGCCGCCGGGCAATCAGTGGCAGGCCCGGATCCGCCGCCTCACACCGAACGCGAACAGCTCCACCGTCGCCGACACCGTGAACGTGATCTCCATGACGGAGATCATCGATGTGAAGCTGCGCTACCCGAACTGTGCACTGGCCGCGATCCAGATCGACGGCAGCCAGTTCCAGGGCAAGCCGACCACGGCATACCGCATCTGGGGCCGGATCATCCGCGTGCCCAGCAACTACGACCCGATCGCGCGCACCTACACCGGGGTGTGGGATGGCACCTTCAAATCGGGCTGGACGAACAACCCGGCGTGGGTGTTCTTCGATATGGTCACCAACGATCGCTTCGGCCTGGGCGACCGTATCCCGCTGGACTGGGTCAACAAGTGGCGCCTGTACGAGATCGCGCAGTACTGCGATCAGATGGTCAGCGATGGCATGGGCGGCATGGAGCCGCGCTTCACCTGCAGCCTGTACCTGCAAACCCGGGCGTCGGCCCACAAGGTGCTGCAGGACATGGCCAGCATGTTCCGCGGCATCAGCTTCTACGCGGCCGGGCAGATCATGGCCTCGGCGGACATGCCGAAGGACCCGGTCTATACCTATAGCCAAGCCAACGTGGTCGATGGGAAGTTCACCTACACCGGCAGCGGCGGCAAGGCGCGGCACACCGTGGCGCTCGTGTCGTGGTCCGATCCCGACGACTTTGGCCGGCAGAAGGTCGAGCCGGTCCAGCTTCAGGAGGGCATCGCGCGCTACGGCGTGAATCAGATCGAGGTGACAGCCTTCGGCTGTCACTCCAAGTCGCAGGCACAGCGCGTCGGGCTGCACATCCTCTATAGCGAAAATCTGGAGACGGAGACCGTCAGCTTTGCCGTGGGCCTCGATGCTCTGAACTGCATGCCGGGGGATGTGATCCAGGTGGCCAACGCCAAGCGCGCTGGCCGACGCAATTCCGGCCGTATCAGTGCGGCCACGACGAGCAGTCTGACCTTGGACGTGGTGCCGCCCTCCATGCAGGTCGGGGACGTCCTGCGCGCAACGCTGCCGAGCGGCAAGACCCAGGCCCGTACCATCAACGGGGTCAATCCGGAGACGCGCGTGGTGACGGTCTCAGCGCCTTGGAGCGAGGTGCCGGTGGCGCACTCGATCTGGGCGACGGAATCGACCGACCTGGTGATGGAGCAGTTCCGGGTGATCAGCATCACCGAGGAAGACGGGCTGACCTACCGCATCACGGGGCTGACCCATCGCCCGGACAAGTTCGGTGCGATCGATGACGGCACCCGGCTGGAGCCGCCGCCGGTCAGCATCGTGCCGCCCAGCGTGCAGCCGCCGCCGGCCAACGTGCGCATGTCCTCGCATGTGGTGATCGATCAGGGTATTGCGACGCCGGTGCTGACCATCGAGTGGGACGCAGCCGCCAAGGCTATTGCCTACGACGTGGAATGGCGCCGGGACGACCTGAACTGGGTGCGTGTCGGGCGCGTGGGCACGGCCAGCGCGGAGGTGCGGGGGATCTACGCGGGCAAGTACCTGGCCCGGGTGCGTGCGGTCAATGCCCTCAATGCCGTGTCGCAGCCGGCCCTCAGCGTCCTCACCGACATTCAGGGCAAGACGGAGCCGCCGCCGTCGCTGACCTCGCTGACGGCCGCGTCGGTGGTGTTCGGCATCCAGCTGGCCTGGGCGTTCCCGCCCGGGGCAACCGATACGGAACGCACCGAGATCTGGCGCAGCGCGGGACCGAACCTGGAAAGCGCGACGAAGCTGGGCGATTTCGCCTATCCCCAGAACCGGCACCGCCTCGATGGCCTGGCCGCCGGCGCGAAGTTCTACTTCTGGGGCCGGCTGGTGGATCGCAGCGGCAACATCGGGCCGTGGTATCCCGCTGGTGCTGGCGTAGTGGGCGAATCGAGCACGGACGTGACCGAGTACGACGCGTACTTCTCCGGCCTCATCAACAAGAGCGCGCTGGGGCAGGAGCTGTTGTCGGAAATCGAGAGCATCAGCAGCATCGTCCCGTTGATCTGGGACGCAGATGCCACGTATGAGCCGGGCCAGACGGTGGTGCACAACGGAAAGATCTGGTTGTGGACCGATGCCGAACCCGGCAATGAGGAACCGCCGGGCACGAAGTGGAAGAGCGTAGGCGATGCCGTGGCCGAGGCCGGTGCGTTGGTCGGGCGGATCGACCAGCTGGAGTTGGACGTTACGGAGATCGACGGCAAGGTCACTGCGGTGGGCAACCGGGTGGACGGCCTGGTCGCGCAGTACAGCGCCGAGCATGCAGGCGATGAGGACTGGAACGCAGGCGATGAGGACTCGTTTGCCGGCACGATCACCACGCTGACGGTCATCGCCAGTGGTGACTATGCGCTGGGCCGACGTGTGGATACCACCGAGGCGGCGGTCGGCGAAACCCAGGCGATGGTGCAGCAGGTCAGCGAAGCCGTAGTGGACGTGAATGGCAAGATCAGCGCCTCCTACAGCCTGAAATTGCAGATCGCCGCCAACGGACAGTACTACGCAGCCGGCATGGGTATCGGCATCGAGAATCAGCCCGATGGCAGCTACCAGAGCCAGGTGCTGTTCACGGCCGATCGCTTTGCGTTCGTCAACCTGGTCAACGGGCAACTGACCTCGCCGTTCGTGATCCAGGGCGGACAGACCTTCATCAACCAGGCGCTGATCGGCACGGCGTGGATCACCAGCGCCAAGATCGCCGATGCGGCGATCACCAACGCGAAGATCAGCGGCGCGATCCAGTCGGATGACTACGTCGCTGGCCAGACCGGCTGGAGGATCGACAAGGCTGCCGGCGGCGGGTTCCAGTTCAACGGAATGGTGGCCGGCGGGTATCGCCTCAACATCACCAACCAAGGCGTCTACATCTACTACCCGAACGGCAACCCGGCCGTCGAACTTGGAGTACTGCTGTAATGGCCGATGTGGGTCTGCGGGTGAGGAGCGAGAGTGGGTATGTGGAGACTACGGTCACCACGCGCCTGACCAAGATCATCGGGTCGTACAGATTCCCGCTCTACAATCCGGTCAACTCCAACAACAAGTGGGTAGCGCCGCCCGAGGCAAACGGGGGGCTCATCGTCAACGACTTTTCCGGCGGTGAGCCCTTCTACTACTTCACCTGCGAGGGCCAACGATCGGTGTACGGAATGCTGGTCCCTTCGGTGACCATCTCGGGCAACAGCATCAGCTGGAGCTGGGATCCTGACGTGGTGAACTTCCACGTCAGGATGGAGATGTTTCCGAGCAAGCCCACGACGGATACCGTCGGCGGCATCACCCTTCACTACGGGATATACAGCTGATGGCCGTCGGACTTCGCGTGCGGAACCAAGGGACCGGGCAAATCCAGATTGGGGCTGGCTACCGGAACCTGCAGTTGGCTAAGTCTGGAACTCGGGATACAGGAACATTCTCCGGTGGTGCGACCGCTGGATCCCCTCCCTTTGCGTCTTGGCCTGGGCGAGGGGTTCTTGCCTCTACCAACGGGACAACGAATCTCCACGTCTGCCGCTACATCAATGATTCCGTGGGGACCACTACGGGGTTTACTCTGGTTCAGAGCGGCGTGACGTGTTACGTGTATGCGTCAAGCCAAGCGCCGAACAAGACGTTGGAGTACTACACGTTCAATGCCACCGAGCGTGCGGCCAGTGGACCTGTTGGTCTGCGCATGCGCGGCGAGGACGGCGCGGTCTTCTACGACTCCAGGCGCAAGGGCCTTCGAGTACTCCAAGTGGTCGCTCTGCCAACAGTCCCAGGGCCTCCCGTTGAGATCGGCCAGTTCTTCCCAGGGACGAGGATCGGCATTGCCATCCCCTCGCCGCGCTTCTACTACTTCGCGCAGTCGCAGGACCGATGCACGATGACGGCCGACTACTTCCACATGACCAGTGACAACCGGATCTTCATCTCCAGGCTGGAAGTGATGCAACAGACGTTGATCACCAACACCTTCCCGGTTGGCGGCGTGACGATGGGGCCGCAGAACGCCACGATCTTCATCGTGGACCTGACGGAGGTGCCGCTGGGGTTCGGGTGACGCGTGGCTACGCGACCTGCAGCAGCAGGTCCTCGCGGTTGTTCCTCGGCATGTTCACCGCGCGGCTGACGCGGTAAGCCTCCATCGCGGGTGGTTCGCTGGCCAGCAGCATCGCCATCGCGTCGTCCGGACTGGCTGCCATCCACTCATCGATCTGGCCGGCCTGCAGCCACACCGGCATGCGGTCGTGGATGTCGGCCGAGACGCCACTGCTGTCGCCGGTGATGATGGTGAAGGTGCCCAGGTTGCCGTCGGGCAGCAGAGGGCTGGTGTCCTCCCACAGGCCAGCGGCCAGCAGCGGCCCGGTGGCGTGGATGAACCAAGGATCCTTCTTCTCGTCGATCGGACTCACCGACCACTCGTAGTAGCCGGCCATGGGGATGACGCACCGGCGCTTCTTGAAGGCCGACCGGAATGCCGGCTTGGTGGCCACCGTCTCGATCCGGGCGTTGATGGTCGAGCCCTGCAGGCCTTTGGCCTTGGCCCAGAACGGCAGCAGGCCCCACGCCAGCCGAGTGACCTGCCGGCCTTCGCCCCGGTCCAGGATCACCGAGGCGCGCTGTGTCGGCGCGAGGTTGTAGCTCGGCTGGATCTCGGCCAGGCCGGGGGCAAGGTCAGCCAGCCCCGGCTGGCCGAAGTCGATCACGGGGAGCTGGACGAATCGGCCGCACATAGCAGCAGCCTACCGCTGCCAGGAGTGGGCGTGGCGTATACGGATACACTCCCGACAGTTCTCAGCGAGCGACGCCATGGCCAGAGTCGATAAGGGCACGACCAAGATCGGCTTCATCAACCCGAATGGTCAGAAGAACGTTCGAGCCACAGGTCTACCAGGGACGGATCATGGCCAGAGCATCTATGTGCTGCACTGCCAGTTCTGCGGGGAGAGCTACGGGGCCAACGGAAGCGACATTCACCTTCGTAAGTGCCCGGCCTGCCAGGGTGGCCGGCCGGGGTTGGCCTTCAGCCCTGCGTAAGCCTTCGCTGACCTGTGGCTGAGCCGTTGCCCGATGGTGCGAGGCAGGCTGGGCAGGCATCCTGACCCTGCCGGATCCGGGGCCAATGGCAGCTCAACCCGGGGGCGCGTGAGCAGCGCCGCGCCGGCACAGAGTCGAGTCAGGCTCGACCCTGCAATTCGGGCGAATTGACGATTTCGTCAAATCGCCGATGCAGGGCTTAACAACTCCTTCCTCGAACGATTCAGCCAGGTCGCCGCCGCGTTCGCAGGATCTGCGACGGTCGGTCGTATCCTTCCGGCTATGCTTCCCTCGCACGGCTACCAAGGCTTCCGCACCGCCCCGATCCCCGCTGGCTGGGTCCAGTTGGGGGAGAGCTGGGTGCTGTGGTGGAACGGCAGGCAGATCGTCAACGTCTCGCCGGCCAAAGATGGCGGTGTGCGCGTCCGCCTGAACGCTCGGAAGATGTGGGATACCAAGGACGTGCGGGCGGCCAGCATCGCCCAGGGCAAGCGCTACGCTGAGCGCTGGTGTGCGGCCAGGCTCTACCCAGAGATGCGTCTGCGCGCGGCTGTGGCGCGGCTACTGGATGCGACACCGGCGGAACCGCTCGAACCGCTCGAACCGCTGCCCGGCCTGCCGCCAACCCGCGAGCAGCAGCAACAGGCCCGGCGACTGGCCGAGGCTGGGGCGAAGGAGATCGAGCGGATCAAGGCGGCGCTGGAACCGCGCCGACCGCCGAAGGAGACCAAGCCCAGGGCAAGGGATCCCATGAAGGCGTGGGTGAGGGCAGGGAGAGACCAGTTGTCCCGATCTCAAGTCTGATCGAATCGGCTGCTTTCGCTCCAAGGGGTGCTGAGCGGCGGCAAAGTTCTGTAGCCGGAAAGCCTGCTGCGCCCTGATTTTGTTCAGGCAGGGTCCCAACGAACCGTGGATCTAGAGATCCTATGGTTCCGCGTGGAGCATGAAATTTGGGCGTAGTCGCAGATGGTTGCGCATGAAACAATTGAAACGTGCGTTTATGCGTGGCAATGTGCGTGCACCTACCACGGAGCAGATGACATGGCCTTCCGAGCAGACGAAGCGGCCCGGGAAGAGTACGACGGTGCATTTGAGTACCTGATCACACGGTGCAAGAACTTGCCAGCCGGAGAGCGGCAACGAAGCATCGACCGGCTGATGGACATCTCGGATGAGTTGGGCCCTGTCGTGCGCTCCTATCCCAGCTGGCATCCGCTGGTAAGCAACTATCGCGCTGGTAATCACCCAACTACGTACCCAAACCGTGAATGTGGTTACGAGGGCTTGGACCACACGGTGCTGTTCCAGAACGGGTTCATTACCTGTCCCTACGACAACGGTCAAAGGGTTATTGACTCCGTGAATGCACTGCCGAGTCATCGAGTCGCGACCATCCTTGCCGAACGCCTAGACGTGAAGTTCTACAACGCCGAAACGACCCCAATTCTGGTGAGGTGCCGGTGGGAACGGTGGTTGGGCAACGATGGAACCATCCCTCTCTCCATCGCGATGCCCTTGCTACTCGAGAAGGAGCTGGCGCTCTGGCATCGCGCTCAAGTTGCTGAGACCTGGGAGAACATGCGGCCCTACTTCTTGGGTCGCCCTCATGGGAGTCGCTCCTCCCTCTTTGTTAGCCAAGAGACTGGCCAGGCAATGAAGAAGATCTGGAGCTTGCTGATCCATACGGGTATGTATGGGCCGATTCACGTGGGTCCGTAAAATTTGACCTGAATACGCAAGCGGATCTTGCATGTTGATTTTTGTCGCCTACAATGGAGGCGACGAAAATCAACATTGGTGCTGAAATGACCCAGGCGTCGGCGAGAGTTCTGCGGAAACCGTATCAAGTCCGTCAGGCGCTCGCTGCGCTTGGGTTGACGGAAGACATCGTCAGAGGGATCGCGATGGCGGCTGGCGCTGCGCGCGCGAGTACTATCGACGTGGATCCGGCGGGTACGCCTGGGCAAATGTCCTATATCTATGGTGTAAGGCAGATCCGCTTGGACCTTCTTCCATTGGGATGGAGGAAGGCGAGGTTCAACAACGTTGAGTCCACCGTCAACGACGAGTTGGGCGTCCAGTTGGTGTTTCAGAACGTAGACGTTGCTTGTACTGCCAAGGATCCCGAGGCGATTTCAGGGAAAGGGGCAGCATCTCGCCAGCTCGTCGCGAACGGAACGGCCGATATGTTTGATAACGCGGCTGTGTTCTCGAAGTCTAAGCATGGAAGCACTCCACGGGTCTGGCTCTTCTGCTTTAGCAGCGGTCCGAATGGTGTAAGTGTCGAGATTTCGTGCCCTGAAAGCTTCGAGGGTAATCAATTCCAAGGTTTTAGCGAGAGAATTTGGGTGGTCGATCAGGACGGATCGCCTTCGGCAGAGCCTCGTAAGGATACTGGGCCAGATGATGATCTGGACCTTGACGTAGTGATTTCTAGGAAGTGAGAGATTTATGTTCAACCCGGCACGGCTGAGCCTAGCGCGCGATCGGCGACAGCTGACCAAAAAGGCGCTCGCGGAACTCGCGGGTGTCTCTCAGCTCACTTTGACTAGACTGGAGGCTGGCCGAACACCTGAGCCGGAGAGAGCGACAGTTGCGTCTTTGGCGAAAGCACTCGGGTTCCCACCCGAGTTCTTTTTTCTTGACGACTGCGAGCCGTTGAAGCCGGCTGCTGTGAGCTTCCGTAGCTTGCAGGCAATGACATCCCGACAGGAGGCCGCAGCGTTGGCTTCTGGCTCTTTAGCACTTCAGTTGCTGGAATGGGTCAATGCGCGGTTTAACCTGCCCGAGCCAGATCTCTTGGATCTTCGTGGAGAGGATCCAGTAACGGCCGCGATGGCGTTGAGAACTCATTGGGGGGTTGGACTCAAACCAATCGGCCACTTGCTAAAGCTCCTTGAGGTAAAGGGGATTCGCCTCTTTTCGTTGGCTGAGCGGCATAAAAATGTGGATGCGTTCTCCTGTTGGCGTGATGGCACGCCAATGATGTTCTTGAATACTTTCAAGTCGGCAGAACGAAGCCGATTCGATGCAGCGCATGAATTGGGCCACTTGGTTCTACACGTCCACGGGGGTTCATCCGGACGAGAGGCTGAGCGTGAGGCCGACAGCTTTGCTGCTGCATTTCTTATGCCCAAGGATGATCTGGTAAGCCACGTACCCTCTCAGCCACGGCTGGAGACGCTCATCGCTGCCAAGGCGCGCTGGGGCGTTTCTTTGGCTGCCCTTGTCCGTAACTGCTATGAGGCAAAACTAATTAGTGAGTGGCATTACAGGGACATGTATAGAACTCTCTCTATCGCGGGCTATCGAACCAAGGAGCCCGCACCGATGGCTCGTGAACAGTCAGTTCTTTGGCGAAAGATCTTCGAATCTCTGTGGCGGGATCGAATAACCAAGGACCATGTTGCTAGGGAATTATGCTTGCCCGCTGATGTTGTTCAGGACTTGATCGGCGGACTTCATGCTGATCTTCAAAGCGGCTCGGTTGCACCGCAGGTGGGTAGGCCTACTCTCAGAATCGTCTAGCAGGCTACCTGGCACAGCTCCAAGCAGC